CCTCTAAATCCACTTAAACCATCACCTTCAGGTTCATCCCCCTGAAATCCTTCATTTAATAATTTTTGGATTTCTTCTTTAATTATTTGTTTTAGTTCTGATTTTTTCATTTATTTTTTTATTTTACCAAAATATTCGCTATGTTTTGTTCTTGCTTTTTGTTGGTCACTATCTTCTAGTTGATTAAATATGTTTTTTATCTTAGTCATATCGTAATAACTATCACCTTTTTCATATTGTTTAATAGCAAATTCTAAGTCATCAAATGATTTAAAATTTTCTTTTAAAAGACTTTTAAGTTCTTCTTTAATCATTTCTTTTAACTCAGATTTTTTCATTTTAGTGTTAGGTGGTAAAGTTTCACCTGAAGAATAAGGTTGTCCTTTTTTACCTTTAGTAACCTGATGCATAAAAGATGATTTTATTTTATCTGTAATAGCATCTTCACTTACTGATTCTTTTTCTTTTACTGAAAAATCAATACCAGCATTATCCATTACAGTTTTGATTATTTTTTTAGTTACATCTTTTGCAGGATTAGTTTCTTTAGGGAAAACAATACTATCATCTTTAACAGTATATTTTAACAAATTAGGTTTACTGGTAAGTGATTTAACTAAGTCATCAATTGCTTGTTTTGTTTTAACAGGGAAGGTTTTGCCTAGTTTTTTTTCTAAAGCTTTTTTCTTAACAGGAACTGATGGACCAAAATAATCTTCTATTGCTTTTTCAATATTGGACTTATTTCTCATATTTGAAACATAAGAACCATAGTTATCTAGATTTTCTAAAGCCTCTACTGCTTTTTCAATGTCTGATTTTGGGGTCAGAATTATATCATAATCCAAAGCTAATCTAGATTGAGAATCTTCTTCGTTTTCTCTTAATTTATATTTCATATTTTTTTAATTGTTCTATTGTATCTTGTGCACTTGTATGTAATATTCCTATCCCACCTTGTGATACCCATTGTTCAATGTTGTCAAGACGGTCATCGATAAGTATTTTATTTCTTCCAGAATAATTCTGTTTTTTATCAGCTGCTGCTAAAATTAAAGGAGTTCCAGGAATGTTGTTTTTAACCCATAATCTTTTTCCTAAACGAGAAGCTGGTTTTCTAGATGGGGCTGATAATAAAGTTGGTTGTTTGTCTTTAATATAGTCCCAAAGTTGTTTTCCGTCTGGCATCCAAGGAATACCAACCCAAAATTTTACTTTATTTTCTTCATCAATAAAATTCCAAAACTTTTCTATACCATATTTGGTTTGGTATTGAGCAGCTGATAAGTGTTCAGGATTTAAATCTTTAAATCGTTTATCAAAATCAGCTAAAACTCCATCCATATCACAATAAATTTTGTATTGTGGTCCAGGAGTAGCCGTTTCTTCCTCTTTAATTTGTTTGTATATGTTTGTTAACTTAAGTCTATACATTTTTTATACCATCCTCCCAGTTACGTAACATCATGTTTCCTTTTTCGTATGCTTCTTTTTCAATTTCAGGTAAATCTCCATCCTCATTTGTGTTAGTAGTAGTAATATTGTCCAATCTACCTTCTAAATTTTGCATGTGATGAATCATTTCATGAGAAAATGAACGTAAAATATCTTTTGGGTGTCTACCAAAAGTATATAACGTAATAGATTTATCAGCTGGGTTGTAATGAGCTGTTTTACCTAGTATTTTAGAAGCATTTTCTTCATCATTGTTTATAAATTTTACTTTAGGTAATGGTTTAATGTTTAGACCATTCTTTAGCATATATTTTGATAAAGATAAAATACTTTCTTTTAAATCTGAAGTTTCTTCAAAGGTTTCTTTTACAAGTGTTTTTGCATATTCGTTTAATCCAAAAGGATCTGATTTTTCTTTTACAGGAGCAAAACCTGAACCATAAGGCAAAGCTGTACCTGCTTGTGGGTCAGATGCTTCTTCTAAATCAGGATTATTATCGTGTCCACATTTGTGGCAAACATATAAATCATCTCCACCATCTGCTATTTTCCAATCCCAACCACAATTGTCACAAATAATATCTGTATCTGTTACTACTTCATTGATTGAATCAGGTAATATAGCTACAATACCTTTATCGTATAAAACGTTATTTGTAGATTCAAATTTTATATCTGGGATTGCTTTAGAGATGAAGGCTTTATATAAATTATCTCTTTGGGTTCCAAAATCTTCTTCACTTGATTTTTTAGAAGGATAATATATAATTGCTTGGGCTTCATATTCTTTAATATAATTTTTAACTATATCTACAAGTGTAGACATTACTTTATACATTTCCCCTTTATTAACTATTATTTTAGATGACTTACTTTCAGTACCTTTTGGTTTTGCTGTAAACTCGATTTCTAAAGCTAATAAATTATTTAATTCATTGTCAACATAAATAGTATTTTCTAATTTTACATCATATTCAGTTTCATTATCGGTTATGAATTTAACTGAAGTAAACCAACCATTCGCATTAACCTCTTCCCATTTATAAGGTGTAAGATTAGCTTCACCTACTTCTGTTATTTCTTCTTCTTTAACAACAGGAGAAACCATATCCCATATTTGTTCTTTTTCTTCAATGTCTGGGATTAGTTTAAAAAATTGTTCTTTATCTTTTAATTTTAAAGCTTGTCTTGCTTTAGTTCCACTAACACCACCTGGGGTAGTAATTATTTTGGTTACAATATTGGGATATTTATCTAAAGATTTGGTTCTGCTTTCAAAATCAGCTAAATCATCTTCATTTCCTTCTCTAACACCTAATACCCAATAAATTTCTTCATCAGGGTTTTGTTTAGCATAATCAAAAACTGATTTGATTGGTGAAAAAGATGGTTCTATTTTAACTTTTGGGGAAAGATATTTTTTATAAATGTCCCATATTTTAATTGATTCTTCTTGAGTAATATTATCCCTTACACCTCCTCCAACATATATGATAAGTTCATCTACATCAGAAAAGTCTTCTAAAGCATTTTTAACTACCTCAAAGTGTCCTTTAGTAGGTGGTTTAAATCCTCCTACATAAATGATTACTTTTTTTGAGTAGTCTTCTTCAAATAATATTTCTATAATAGAATCTATCATTTAAGTTTTTGGATTTTTTCTTTAGCTGCTGATTTTTTTTCTTCGATATCTTTTTTGGCTGAACGGAAAGCTTCCATAGCATCTTCCATTTCTTTAAGTTGCATTTCGTATTCTTTTAAAGCTTCCATTCCTGCTCTACGTGCATCTGATTTTTGTTTATATATACCAATTATATCTTCGAATTTTAAACCTCCTCTAATTTGGTTAGCAAAATGAAATACATCAGATTCAAAAACTATATCTTCAATAGTTGAATTTTTATTTTTGGGTTTTTCAACTATGAAAAATTTTCTAATTTCATCTATTACATCAAAAGATTCGGTTGAGAATTTTAATTCTTCAATTGAACTTTTGGCTTGTTTTTCTTTTTCTTCTATTTCGTTTAGTAAGTCTAATAATTTCATTTGTTTATAAATTTAGTAATTTTTTGTTGTGCTTGTTCTAATGTATCAAACTCTGGTTGGTTATTAAGGGATTGTTTGATGTCTGAATAAATTTTTTCTGATTCTGCTTTTGATTTGGCTTTTTCCTCAGGTGATTTTTCTTTACCTATTTGTCCTAAAGGTTTAATAAAAGTTTGGTAAATGTATTCTTCATCAAAGCTTTTATCAGCATCTTTAAGATCATTGTTTAATAATATAAAATCATTACCAAAAACTTGTTTATATGTGTCTATACTTTTATTTACATCACGCCAAGAACGAATCACGATACTCGGCAACAATGATCTGTCTCGCTTCATATTACGTTCTAGTGAGGTAATAGGCGACACATAAGTCATTAGCATCAAAGTATCATAACCTAAATCTTCTAATTCTTGTTTTTTCTTTAATAATGTTTTAGGTGAACCTCCTACGCTATCAATTAATAAATTTTTAGCATCTTTAGTAGCGTTTTGGAATTTAACGTCTGTAGTTTTTCTAGCTTGACCCATTAATTCACCTGCTTTTTTTAATTCATCAGGTGACATTTTAGCTAACTTCATACCAATGCCTGAGGATTTGAGTAATTCCTCATAGGTATCATCTACATTTATTGTTATAAAATTGGATGGGATTAATTGTTTTGAAATAGTTGATTTACCCGATCCTGCTGGACCTGCCATAAAAATAGCTTTGGGTTTACCTTGTATTTCTTTTAATAGAGAGACTAGTCCAATCATGGAAACAATTTGTCATAAATATATGAAAAAAAGTTTATATTTCCAAATTTCTTTTTACTGTAGTTTTAAATTCTGTAAATACAGGAGCCTCATTAGGGTTTTCTAAATCAAATAATCGTTTTACTGTTTTAAAGATTTCAATGTTTTCCTCTTGTGTACGAGATGGCAAAATCATTTCCCATCCTTTACCTTGCATTTTATCTTTTGAACCTTTACGTTTTGTAGACTTTAACCATAAAATACCAGTACGATCAGGTTTAATACCAAAACATTCCTCATAACAATGAGCATAAACTGCTGCTTGTAATTCATAAGTTGTTTGAATATGGTTTGATGTTTTATGATCAATAATCCAAAGTTCGTTATTAATTTTACAAACCAAATCTGTTGTACCTGCTACTTTAAGTGTATCTGAGAATAAATGTATTTCTTGGTCTATTAATTCAGGTTTATGTGTTTCCCAGAAATCAACAAAACGTAAAAACATTTGCCAGATGTCAGGATTGTATTTGGGATTACCCCATTCATTTAGAAAACTCATTTCTTTACCTTCTAAATATTCTTCAATCATTTCATGAACTTTGGTTCCATCTTCGGCTGCTTTACGAACAATATAGTCAGCTGAACGACCCATATTTTTAAGCCATTCTTCAAAATGTTTACCTTTAGGGTAAGAACCTAAAACGTGAGTTATAGAAGGATAATATTCACCATTTCTTCTATAATAACGAGAATCAGGTAATGTAATTTGTTTATGATCTTCAGAAATTTCTAATATTCTGTTGTTTACATGTTTGATGTTTCTTTTTTTATTCATATTGATAACTTTTTTCCTAACAATTCTGAAAATGTTAGGGGAGTTGTTTCTTGTATTAATTTAGTAAAATGTTCAAATCCCATTTCACTTGGGTCTTTGTCTTTCATATTTACTAAATAAATTTCTTTACCTTCATTCATTAATTGCTCACAAAATGATAGAGCTTGTTTTTGAGCATCTTTATCTAAAGCTATATATATTTTTTCTACACTAGACATTACAATCTTTTTCATCAAATTTGATTGTATGTTTTTACCTAATAATGGAATAACATTTCTCTTAATAGCAATGGCATCAAACGGTCCTTCACACAATATGATAGGCAAATCCCAATTTATAAATATTTCAAATGGTATGATGTTACGAGAAACTGTTGGATTTTTGTATTTTCTTTGAGTTTCTTTTTCAAATGAACGACCTGTAAAATAATTTAATTCTCCATTTTCATTGTAAGAGGGAATTATAATTGTGTTTTTGTAAGGTCCTGATTCGCAATATCCAATATTGTATTTTAAAATATCTTCTTCACTAATGTTTCTAGATTTAGCATAAGATAAAGCATGTCTTCCTATAATATCTGATTTCTGAATATTAGTTAATGATTTAAATTCTTTAGGAAGTTCAACTTTCTCATTTGTGGATTGTTGTATATTATGTGGATCAAAATATTTTTCTATTTTACTTAATTCAAGAATTTTATCAGGATGTACATTTAATTTTTTGAATATTTGGTGAATTTTTTTACCCTTAGCGTTACAACCCCAACAATGCCATTTATGTTCTCCTTTTTCATTTTCCGACATATTAACTTCCAGATTTTTTTTACCTGGAGGGTTGGATGTGTGGAAAGGACATACATAAGCATAATTGCCTCTTGAAGTTGGTTTACCTACTCCCAATACAGAATTTACTAAAGCAATCAGTTGTTGATTGAGCATAACCATAATATAAAAAAGAAAGCTTGGATGACCAAGCTTAAATTTATAAGTTTTTTATTTATTTATATAAATTTCTAATATATTTTATTGTAGTTTTTAAATCTTCTTGATCTAAACCATCATCTTCTACACCATCACCATCTATAACATACCCAAATCTATCATAACTAACATAAATAAAATCATTATTTTTTGGATTTTTTATTTTTAATACTAAATCAGGAGAACCCCATAATTCTTCAGCATATTCTCTATCTTCAATGAATGGAATCCCATCTTTTTTTAACAAAATACCTAAAGTTTTAGTATTTTTTTCCTGTTGATTTTCATCAGGACCAGCTCCTCCTTCATAAGGTTCATACTTTTCATTTAATTTAGATTGAGTAGTAGCTTTATTTTCTATTAAGTATTTTTTTAAATCAAAATCATTCATTGTTATAAATATATTAAATTTTGTTTTTTATTTATTTATTCCCACCCAAATGACCAATAAATAGTAACATTTCCTGCTTTAATTTTACCGCTTCCATCAGAAACACCTTCTGCCTTCATTTCTTCCCAGGCATTTTTATCCATAGTTAAAAATAAATCACCTTCCATTTCATCTGATGTTATGTGGATTCCTGTTCCTTCTTCATCTGGGAATGATTCTAGGTTTTCTTTTAGTTTGTGGGTTTTAGGAAATGAATTAGTAGTGATCTTATTTTCTATAAGATATTTTTTTAAATCAAAATCATTCATGGTTATAAATATTATAAAAAATCTTTTGAATAAAATTTTCCAAGGATGTTGTCGTTAAACCATTTGTCAGGATTTTCTAGTACACCGTTTATAAATAAATACTTACATTCATAGTAAGTTAAAAGTTTTTTATTAGGAACCCATTGTAAAATCTCACGGGTAAATTCCTCTTGTTTACCTTCCTTAATGAGTTCTAAAATAGGTTTAGCAGATCCATAGTACGTTTTCCAATCCGATTCTTTTTGAACCACTTTTGAAATTGGTTTTCTACCAGGTCCTGTTTGTTCTGCTAATTCTTTTTTTGTTAATTTTTTCTTTACGTTATGAAATAACGATTTCTTACCCAAATAGGCTTTACCGCTTGGAACATGTTTTACAATGTATATAAAACCGAAAGTACCTAGAGGCATGTCATCTATTGAATTTATAACTTGTTCGTTGTATAACCACATATTATCTGTCTATATTTACTAAAATTGTTGTGTCTGTTACTGGGGATAGGGGTAATGGTTGAGATAATTTCCCAACTGCTAATAAGTTTTGGAATTCATCATACAAACCAATTGTTGTTACGTATGGTGTAAAATAAGAACCTGTTGCAAAATCATATAAAACTTCATTGCTTGAGCCTGAAAGTATGGATGGGTTTTGACTAAAGTTAAATTCATTTTCTCTGGCAGTACATTTATATTGTGTTTCATAAATGGTTAATGAAGAAGAAAATGAACAAGTTACATTTGAAGAAGTTATCATATTTAGTATAACTCCTGAAGTTGCACCATAAGTTGATGTTCCATAAATTGCACTTCCATATAAAGAAGCACCATCAAAACTACAAGTAGTAATTATAGCTATACCATGAGCGTAAAATATATTTCCACAAATATCATCTGTACCAGAAAATAATAAATTACCTTGCCCATCATCATAAACTGAACCACTATCTGCTGACCATATAAAAGAACCTGGTTGGATATAATTTCCAAATAATCCTACAGGAATCGATAAAACTCCAATTACTGCATCAGATGAGGTTGGAAAATATCTTCCAAAAGATAAAGTAGATTGTTGATAATTATCATATAATCCAGGAGAACCACCTGTACCTACAATAACATCTCCTGATGGATCAAAACCAGGAACCATACTTGATGTGTTGACAGGGGAACCAAATGGGTTTTCTAAATAGTTTGAATAGTACAATTCTTTAACAGAATCATATATTAGTCTTTGATATTGAGTACCATTTTGTCCTGTGGTAGGATCTGCTAATGGATCAAATAAAGAACTAGTATTTAATCCTAAAAATCTATCAATTCCAACATTAGATCCTGTTAAAGCATCACTTCCTATAAAGGTAAATGATTTATTTACAGTTAAAGGAGTAACTATTATATCTGAAGCTAGGAATTGTTTGTAGGCACCCATTCATTTTAGAAATCTAGTTTAACTCTAACTAATGCTTCTTTTGTAAAGTTTTTAGGTAATGGTCTTGATAATTTAGCTACAGCTAATAATTCATTCGAATCATTATATAATCCAATAGTTGTAATATATGTTTGAGGATTATTTATAAAATCAGAATATAATACTTCACCTGTTGAACCAGAAATAAAGCTTGGGTTTTCAGAGTAATTAAATTCTGAACTTCTTGGTCTTACAAATACATAATCAGAAGTAATTGTTTCTTGTGAATTTAATTGGAAATTACCTGAACCTGAAATTGCTCTGAATAATGATAAGTTAGGGCTTGTAGTAATAGATCCTGTAGCTGAAGCTGATCCACTATATACAAAACCTATACCTCCACTTGCAGGAACATCAGCTAACGCTAATGGATTTAATATAATAGTTCCAATATCAGGTAATAACCAACCATAAGAACCAGAATTAACTGAGTAACCATTAGAGTTTTTACTTGTATTAATAGTTCCTGCTGAACCAGATACTAATTGGAATACTCTACCTGCTGCTCCAAATTGAACTGCCAAACCATTTCCTGTAGCATATAAACTACTATTATCAGTTAATGAAATTGCACCTGTACTTCCTGAGAGTCTTAATGTCATTGAACCTAGGAAAATAGATTCTTTATAACAAGCTCTTTCAATAGGTAAAGCAAAAAACTCTGAAGATGTAATAGTACCAAATATAAAATTGGTGTTTTCATCTCCAATTACTAAATCTTGCCATTGACCATAAATGGTTGAAGATGGAGATTTACCATCTACTAAATTATTATAGTTAGCACTACCGCTTCCATTTAAATTACCATAAGCAATTGCAAATTGAACTGAAGAAGTAGCTGCGGTATCATATACATTTATATAATAGTTACCTGAACTACCATTAATTTGGGTTGATGAAGTAAAGAAAGAAGTTAATGCTGGGTTTCCAGTTGTCCAACAAATGGAAGAAATAGCATCAGAGCTTACTACAAAATCATCGGGTTGTAATCTTACAAAAGACATGTTTTATATATTTTATTATGCTTTATTTACAATAATAGGAACAGTTATACGAGCACCACTGTCTCTACCAACAATCTGTAGAGTTGCTTGTAAGAAATTATTTGAACCAAATAAAGTATTTACGGTAGTGGCTGTTAAGTTAATCACAGTACCAACCACTGTTTTAGATACACTAGTACCTAAAGTAGTTGTTTGGTTTGCTAAATTTAATGCAGTAACTGCTGGGTCTGTAATACCAACTCCTTCAAAAGTTTTCATTGTTCTTATATCAGAAATTGTTGCTGCATATCCTGAAGTTTCAAAAGTATTTCCACCCAAATAATTTAAGGTTTGAGGACGAATTGCTAATGAAGCTCCTTGAGTTAGTGAAATTGTTGAGTATCCAATATCCAAAATTGGTAATTTAGCTGTACCACGAGGTAAAGTAATTAACTTATATTTCATGGTTTGGGTAGATTGAGGAAATGCCTCTAATAAAGGCATATTATCAATTGCTTGACCATAATAAGCAGAACCTGATGGGTGATTAGGGTTGTAAAGAGTATAATCAATTTCATCATCTGCTAAGGCAAATTGAGTAATTCTAAATTGACCGTTTTGTTGAGCGAGTAATTGACGTCCTGTATCCGTTAAAATGGCGTCTACTGTTACTACTGTGTTATTTAAATATCCCATTTGTATTTTTTGTTATAAATATATTAAATTTTGTTTTTTATTGAATTATTCCTGCTTTTTTAGCTAAATTATAAACATCATATTTAGGATTAAAATTAAAAGGCACTAAGAATCCTGGGTCTGTAAATTGTGGTAGGTTTTGTATTACTACAAAGTTTTCACTAGGTATTCTTCTAAAAATTCTAAATAGTTCTGTAGATTGAACAAACGTTTGATATAATGTTTGAGTTTGGAAATCATTAAAAGGAGAAACTACTGAAGGAGAAACATATAATGAACTTGAAGAATTTACATCTCCTATAGAAGAAGAAGCAATTCTATATAATCCAGCTGAATTGAAAGAATAATCTAGTTGGGTTGAAGTCACATCACTTGTACCTATTCTTATAAAATCATAGTTTTGCAAAGGAAAATAAGTATTTTCATATGATATAAAATCTGATGTACCTGTAAAATATCTTCCTAATGTTGGGCTATTTATTTGGACTGTATTGTCTAAAAACTGGAATCCATAAATACTACCACTAGATATTGTAGAACCAGATAATAAAGCACTTAACCAACCTGTTCTATAATCTGGAGAAGAACCTGAATCTGTTATTATGTTACTGGAGTTAGAAGATGTAAAGAATATATTACTATAAGATACTATATTACTAGTAGATAAAGCAAAGGAATTATATATTACTTTTATTCCACTTGTAGAAGATATAGAACCCGTTTTTACCATTATAGTATCATAATAGGCTCCACCATCAACTATATTTACTGTAATATTATTTTTTCCAGCAGAATAAACAGCGGGTAAAATATTGGCTGTTTGTCCTCCAACAAAAGTATTTTCAGTTATAAATAAATTATAATTATCTGGTGTTAATGGTATAACATTACCTTCAATATCTATTAAATAAAGTCCATGAATATTTCCTCCTCCTGGATATTCTGGATTAGATGAACCAATCCAATCAAAATACATAAAGTAATTAGAGAAATTATCTATTGGATAACCTGTTGGAAAACTTGATGAAGCAAATGATTGTGAATAATTATATTGTCCTGTATAATCAGAACCATAATATCTTGCATTTGCCCATCCTGTTTCAGGTGAGTAATTTGAATCAGGAACAGTAGCTTTAGTAGCACTTCCACTTAAAATAACTTGTTGGTTTACAGCTTGGATTTGACTACTGTTAAAATCAACATCCATGTATTTTGAACTTGGTCTATCAAATTGAACGTCATTTGCTACTACTAGACAATCAGGTTCAATATATGATTCAAATACTGAAAAATTATCAATATAAATATCAATATTATTGGCACTTGTATTAATAAAATATATATTAGGAAATACACCATTTACTTGTAAAAAAGAAACTGTTGCAGTATCTCCTGAACCTAAGGAAGGGGATGTATATAATAAATTTCCTGCATTATCATATAATTCACATTGTCCTCCAGGGGTAGGAACTGGGTCTCTAGATATTGTAAAACTAATATAATATGTTTTATCAACATTAAAATCAAAATCAATATATGTTTGAGGACCTACATAAGGTACACTTATAGAATTAGAATCAGAATATACTTGTACTATTTCAACATTACAATCATTTAAATCACCATTTTCTACTAAAATAGCTGAACCACTAAATTCTCCATCATAAAATTCTGTTTGAGAATAATCTGTAAATGAAACAGAACCACTTAATGATGGTGTTGTACCTGACCAACTTTGAGTAATGTTTACAAATCTATCAAAAGATTGGGTTTGTCCAAATAAATCAGGCATTGAACCTCCACTTCCACCAGAAATTGTGCCTACATCTATTGAACCTGTTATGGTTTGATCTTCAACTACATAAGGAATATTTACAGAACCACTACCTATATTAGCTATTGATTCAGAAGTATTTACTTGAGGAACTCTATACCTGTTTCTATCTAATAAAGTATTTTTTATTATTATACCAGATGCTAAACTTGTTCTTGCAGGAACAAAATCTTGCAACATTTTAAATAAAGAATTATCAAAGAATTTAATTAATCTTATGTAATCTACATAATCATAATTTGAAGTATATTTTTCAAAATAATTATATCTTATAGCATCTAAGTCAGGGTAAGTATCTAAAGATGAAGATTGGAATCTTGGGTCTCCAATTACTTCTCCAATATTGAAATATCCAATTTGTGAATTAATATCTTCATTTATTTCGTTTTGTGGTGAAAATCCTACTTCAACATAATCAATGTCTCTAGTATAACTAGAACTTATTGAAGGAAATTGTTGAACTGAAATAAACGGAGATAATACATTTGAATCAGGAATATTAGATAAACTTGTACTATAAGGTAAAACAATATTTTGTTGTTTTATTTTATCAGAAATAGCGTTTTGAATACCTGCTGGAACTTGATCAAAGAAAAATACCTCTGTATTTGGAACAAATTCACCACCTGAACTTATATAGAAATCACTATCATCACTAGCAAAAGAAGGTATCGGTGTCCAAGAACCTGTTACTCTAGGATGAACAGAAACAGATCCTGTGTATAATTCACCTCCTAAAGGTGCTCTAAAGATTAGGAATTCACTTTGTTCGATAGAGTATGGATTCATTACGTAAGCATCAAAAGTACTTTCTGAAATTCCTGTTCCGTAATATCTTATTTCTTGGAATGAACCTGTAAATATTTTATAAGAGGCTGAACTAAAAGTAGATGTAGTAGCTACCCAGCCACCTCCTCCATCAAATACTGATGAAGATGCTTGAAATCCTATTGTATTTCCATCAAAACCTTCGTAATTTTTATTTTTAGCATATAAAGTAAACGTGTCATCTCCGTTGTTATTTACCAATACTGACCACCATCCTCCATCGTAGAAAGGTAAATATACACTAGCAGATAATACGGGTGAGGCCATCGGATCTATTACAAGTTCTAAAGTAGCATACTGATAATATGGATCAACTGTTGAACCCGAATATGAACCACTAGTGTATCCTGAGCCTGTATATTTCAGGGTTAAGGAAACACCTGTATCTAGTGACCAGAGACTTTGAGTTGCTATACTAGCAGTGTTATAAGGTAGTCCATCTGTTTTAAATCTGAATTCTACTGCATAAGGTATGTTACTTGGAATATCCCATGTATTATTTGATTCCCAAGAAGAAGTAATGAAAGCAGAACCGCTTGTATAAAAGGCATAATTATATGTATCTTCCCAATTATCATAACTATTTGAATTTTTATCTTTACCACCAAACTCATTAATTCTTAAAATAGTATCAGGAATACCATAAGTAGTTATTAAATCTCTTAAACCAGTAACAGAACCTTTTTTCTTTAATAATAAAGGTAAGTTATGATAAATTCTTTTGTATTGCTCTTTATTAATATCATCAGTAGGAGTTAAAGATGATGTTGAAGAAGCAGTTATATATGTTGTTATATAATCAAGAAAAGTACCAGATGGTACGGGTAATTGAGTTGTTGTATAAGGTAAATTATATAAACTACCAGACGGGGTAATACCAATTAAAGCTTGATATACATCGTTACTAGAGAAATTGTTTTGGTATATGTTAATACCCATGTCTCTTAAAATGTCTGCTACTAAATCTTTTGATACACCATAAGTTAAACGGTTATCAGCATCATATTTTGTAGTAATATTTTGTAAATAAATAAAAATATTATCAAACATTTGACCTATCATTTCAACAAATAACTCAAAATTAGCATTTTGTGGATCTTCTATAATATAAGATGGAATAGCTAATGTTAAAGCATTATTGTTTTCAATGTCATATTCTTCAGCTACTAATAATTGACTTGATAACCAATTTAATCCTGTAACAGATGTTGTTGAAACATTATTATAAGGAGGGGTACTATTTGTTTTAGGCCAAGCAGTAGATCCTGAAGAATAGTATAAATAATATTCGTAATTGTCAAATCCTGTAATTATTTCATTTATTTTAGCTTGCCATATTATATTACTAGATGAAACATAGTAAGAACCACTTGAAGGATTTGATGATAAACTAGCACTGTAACTATAATTTTCTAATAATTGTAATTTATAGTAAAAGTTTTCTAATCTTGTTTGAGCTGAGGAAAAATGAATAAAATTAGAATAATCAGAATAGTCAATATTTACAGTTATTCCAGTTTGTGCTAGAATATTGTTTAATTGATAATTTAAACTTCCTGTTCCTTGAGATAATGAAGAAGTTGTTTGTTTTAGAGAACTATAACTTAAATATTGAGTAGAATTATTTATTTTATCTGATATACTTAGATTAAAGTTTGGACCTTTTAAATTTACATTTGTATCTGCTAATTCAAATATAAAATTAATATCTACATTGTAAGCTAATGAATCAGCTACTTTAACAACACCCCAACATTCTGATTTTAGAGTAAATTGAGATGGTAATGGTTCATATAATTTAACTAGTACTGTTGGATTATCAATACTAGAGGTATCAAGTAATGTATTTACCCCAATTACTAGATCATTATTTCCAAAATCTAAATAAAAATCATAATAACTTCCTGTAGAAGTAGCAATAGTATTTGTTAATGATAATGAAGAAGATATTACTAAATCATTTGGAATTTGAGTAGTATCTAATCTAATTTCTGTTCTGTCAGGAGAGATTTCAGATATAAAATAACTTGAATCTGGTGAAGAAGCTAAAACAGGAGATACAAAATTATAAACAACATTAAATTGCCCTTCTCTATATCCTTGACTTAATACATTAGCTCCAGGATCTAAAACAATAGAACCTTCATTAGTTACACTAAAATCAGGGTATCCATTTACATCTGAATAAAGTATTTGATTATTTAGATCATATATAAAAAATTCTATTTTATCTTTATTAAAATCAAATACTGAAGGGGCTTCTAAAGTAGTAATAAGGGAGGTATCTTCAATAGAATATTCTTGAAGTTCAAAAGTTATTGGGTTTATTGGTTGTATATTAATTATTTCAGCCATTATTTAACGCTACCGGATAAAAGTTGTTGTTGTAAATCTAAATTTTCTTGTCTTAATGAAGTTATTTCATCTATTAATGCTTGGATTGTTGAATCTTCTATTGTCGTATCTCCAACATATGCTTGGCTCGTTTTAATAAGATACTCATGAGAATTCGTTTCTCCAAATTTAGGTATAGTAAAGAATATATCTTGGTAATTTTGGAAAAATTCAGGAACGCTTATTGTAGGTCCTACAGAAGCAGTAACTTGAGGTTGGACTAATTGAGTAAAGGAAGTATCAATAACCCTTTCATATTGGTTTTTAGCGTAAATTTGTTTATTTAAAAATACGGTTTCTGACATTATCCGTTGATTACTTTAAATGAATATTGATCGTTGAATACTATTGTTGAGCCGTTTATAGTAGTTTTGATTAAAATAGTGTAGTATCTTTCTGGTTGTAAAAAGTTCATATAAACATCAAAATAACTAGATGTAGCATCAGCACTCACCTGAGTATAAGTATTGTCAAAATTAACTATGTATTCATTAGTTTCTAAATCTTTTATAGCATAAGTAGTTGAACCTGAAGGTAAATAGTAATTATTTAAGTAAACAGAAGATGTTTGCCATAATTGAATTGGATATTCTGGTCTAGCGTTTATTCTGAATCTGTTTATACTTTGGCTATAAAATACTCCTGGATTTTCAGCTAGATTTATTGTGGCTGGAAGAGTATTTAAAACTGTTTGAGTTGAAGAACCTGTATTCCATGAAAAATCATCCCAACTAATTTGTAAATCTGGTGGGTAAATAGTATTAGTATCAACTGAAAAATATTTTAATTGAGGTTGAACATCAATACTGTTTACAAATTCAGTATCTTGTTTTAAAATAAAACCATAGTTAGGTAACTGATCAGCTACTGAACTTGTTGTCCAAGCTCTAACAGTATTGGTTACATTTAAATTTATATCTTTATCTGATCTGTAAGTAAAAGTTACAGAGGAAGAATATTGTGAACCTGTATACCAAATACCTCCACCAGCATCTACAGACGATGTATAAGAAGAGGTTGCACCTGTTGGTATACTTGATGTCCAAGGAGTATTTCCTGCATAATCAGCCCATATCCATGAGGTACCATTAGTTGTTATAGGATTATCTAAATACCTTCCAGTACCCATTCCCCAAGATTTTGCTACAGGAAAACATTTTAAAGTAGTATCTAGGTTTAAACCTTGAGCATTAGCTATAAAACATTGTAAAGCAGCATTCCAACTACCTGATTGATATTTGTTTGTTGGAATTAAAGAAATAGCAGAATTAATATCATCATTAGAAAATTGAATCAAAAATCTACTTGCTTGAGGACTAGGGTCAGAATATGCTTCAGTGATAAGTGAGGCTTCAATAATTTCATCCAATCCTGTATTCATACTAGGATATGCTGAATATAATGTAGCGTCTTTTTCGGGGAATATTTTTAATACTGCCATTTTATTTTATTATAAAGGTACTACTCTTCCTTGAATATCTTGGTTTGGATATTTAACTTCAAAAATACTAGGATCTAATGAAGGATAAATCACATTTGATTGAGTTGCTCCTTGAATATCATAAGCATATTTACTGTATCCTAAATTTTCTCCAACCAAATTAGTAATGTTAACAGTTTTAACTGTTTGAACTCCTTCAATTCTATCTAAGAGAACATAAATATCTCTTAAAATAATTGGTTGATTTATTTGCCATTTATCAATAGCAAAATAATCTTGTAAAGCAGCAACACATTTTGTTAATACTTCATTGCTATTATAATCGGGTAATATTATTATATCAAAATTAACTCCAATATTAATAATAAATCCATCTTTAATATTAACAGAATCATTAACCATTTTATATTGAGAAAGATATGTAGTTATATTTTGTTTTAAAGCAGGTGAAGCTATACTAAGTTGATTATTTAGATTATAAGATAATACATATAAATCTAATACAGATTGTGATTCACCTGCTGATAATGATTGTGCTTTAGTTGGTTCAATATATGCTTTAGAAACAACTCCATATTTAGCAGGCATTGAAAGTGTTCTTACTAAATAATCATTTTGGGTTACGTTACGTAATTGAGTTGCAAAGTTGGCTGAAGAATTTTGTCTTATTTCTTCTATTGTATCTCCATCTCCACCACCATCTGCTGCTTCAGGATTAGTTACTGCTAAAGAACTAAATATATAATTTGCTGTAACTGGGGTTAAATTTGTATTTAAAAATGTTACAGTAGAATTTAATTGGGTTAATGAATTGGCAGGGACATTAGCTTCTACTCCTCCTCCAGTTAAATATCTAACAGTTAAAGTTGTATTTGAAGGAGCAATACCATAAGTTTTTGTATATAAGAAATTATCTGGAGCGTAAGCTGTTGTTAATTTTGTTTGTTCAAAAGGTAAACCAATACCTACATTATTTGGATTAGGGATAATTTCTTCATCAGTATCATTAGCTGTTCCTGCACCAAATTGTAATTGGAGAGAACCAGTATTAAGAACTCTAGTAGCAAATCTACGTTGGGTCTTTTCTAGTTTTAATAAATATGGTGTGTCTCCTGAATATTGAGATAAATTAGGGTCGTTTGTATTGGTATTTTTAATTGAATTAAATATCATTTCTTGACCTAAATAATCAACTTCATACCAATTATTTCCATCAGTATCTACTACATCTAAAATACCAACAATTTTATCAGCATTAATATCAACAGTTGAAAAAGATACGGGATTACCGAATGAAAATTGAGTAGTATTAATAGTTGATGAAATAGCTTTTCTGGATTTTTTTAGAAGGAAAAATAATGGATTTCCACTTCCATCAACCTCATAAACTGTAATTTCTGTAGGATCTCCTGAACTTGAAACTGTAAAATCTACTGGGTCTTCAATTAAAAATGAAGTACCATTAATATTAGATGTAATAGTTGAATTAGAAGGAATTAATAAAGAATAACTAAAATCAGGTACTATATTAGGAGTACTTCCAGAGGCAGGAACTTGTTGATAAAAATCAATAAATGTTGAAGCAACTTGAGTTACATTTGGTTTATAACCAAACATATAAGCTAATTCATATAAATTATTAGGTTGACGAGCATATTGTAGAAAGTTTTCTTGGATTTGATTATCCATGTAAAACGATAAAACATCACCTACATAAGCAGCCATTTCCATAAACATCATACCAGGAGATGTAGGTGAAAAATCTGTATATGTTGTTGGGAAATAAGTTCTAGCATAATTAATTAAACTAGCTCTTAATTCTGTAAAATCTTTATTTATGTATTGTATATTTCTTTTAATGGCCATTATTCGAAAATGATATTGATATTATCTGATATTCCTGTATCTACTACATTATAAGTTAATTCAACATTAATTTGATTAGTATCTGGAATAGAATCTATGTTTAAACTTGCTACTATTACGTTAGGAAAATAAGTATTAAGTTGATATTGTATGTTTTGTTTTAAACCTTCTAAATTTCCTTCTGAAATTTGTTGGAAAATAAATGATCTTAAACTAGCTCCAAAAGTAGGATTTAAATATCTTTCTGGTTGGTTTGTTAGAAAAAAATTAATTAGGTTGTTTTTAATAGCATCTTTGGTTGTATAGGTAGATTTAAAAACAGCATTACCATTAAAAGGTAAGGCCACACCAACGGCTGTACCTGGTTTAAAATCTACTGGAAATATTTTCTTAGCACCAAATGCCATTATTTACCCATTAAATTCATTATTTGGTCTAGTCCAACTTGTCCTTCAGGTAAAGCTCCGTTAACAGTATCAACTGATTTTGGTTGGAAATTTCCTGCATAAGCAGAATTTACTGCTCCTCCGTTTTGCATTTCTTCTAAAATACCTCCAAACATTGCTTGTCTTTCAGCAGGGGTTAGTTTTCTAGGTGATTCAATATGTGGTTGAGCATAAGTTCCTTTTGATTCTGTTACGGTACCAAAACCATTACCAGCAGGAACCATTTTAGGAGCCTTAATAGCTTCCAATAGAATATCTTTCAATTCTTCTTGAATGGCTTCTTTTACAGCTTCCTTAATAATTTTTTTAAAATCTGATGGTTTCATTGTTTATAAATATTAAAATTAGTATCCTTTTAAATTGTCTTTATCAATCATTAGTTTAAGTTCATTAATTAATGTTTGATTATTTGTTGTAAATGATAGTTCTGTTTGAATTAAAACTATACCTTGTTGATTTTTACCAACAGCTCTTCTTCTAGTTACATTAGGTACATAAGGTACCTCCTCTATTTCAATAACAAAACCATTATATGTGTTTTGGTTTTGACTTATATTTGCTTGAACCTGATTTGAAACAATTAAATCAATCTCTAGGGATGTAGAATCTAGATTGGCATATTCATCACATTGTTTAATGAATAAATCTATTTCTTTTAATGTCTCTACTGCTTTTAAAATATAAGAGCCAATTATGGAAATAACTAAAGCTGCATTACTTACTGTTCCTAAAATTTTTGATAATTTAGAATTTCCATATTTATCAAAAGTTACTTTTCTAATAGCAGTTTGAACATCATTTAATCCAGATGTTACAGCTCCTGGAACAGGTAAGGTAGCTAATGGTGGAACTTTTAAAGCAAGAGATACAACTATAGCAGCAGTATCAATAGTAGTTAATATTCCTATAGTTATTTCTAAAAAATTTGAAACTCCGGTTAATAAATTACCTGTTTGATTTAACTTTACTCCAATTCTATTCAATTGGTTTACTATGTTATTTCTTTGATTAATTAATTCAGTTAAATCAGAATTTACAGGACAAACTCCAGCATTAATATTATATTTAGTTATAAGATTTTCTAATGAAGGTTGTATTATAGTAGGAATTTGGTTCCCTAAAGTTAATAATAAATTAGGTAATTTAGCACTTCCTTCTGCTTTTAATTCTGAAGGAGTAGCGTTTAATATTTTATTAACATCTATATCAGGTACTCTTTTCATTAGGTTGTAAAATTATTTTTAGATCTAATATCACCTTCTTTAGATGATAAATCAGCATCTAAATTTTCTAATATTAATTGCATTTGTGAAGCAGCCATATTTAAAGGTCCTAAAGGAGTACCTGTAGGAGTTGATACTTGAGATGCTGCTATCTGCATAAAAGATTTTAAATTAACTATTAATTCTTTTAATAAAGTAACTGTTTTATTACCTAATAATAAAGGTTCAGTAGCATTTTTATCTCCTAAATAAATATTTTTTGTTTGAAAAACAGCTGTATTTGTATCAATATTTAATCCGTTTTGAGAATTTAAATTTATGGATTTATTTGAACTTAATAAAATATGATCATTAGTTGAATTAAATACCAATCTTCCTGAATTAATAATTACTTGTTTTCCTTCATATAAATTTGGACCAACTGGAGGGTTTGAGATATAACTTGAGTAATTATTACTTGAGGGTTTTAAAGGTATTTTTTGAGTAGAAGTTAAATATATAGATGAATCATCATTATTGATATCTTCAGTAATAGGAATCCATCCTTCATCATTTTGTTTTCCTTGACCATTTCTTAAAATAACAATAGGATCACCAGAAATACTATTTCCTGTTGACCAATTATTTAAAGAAGCTATTGTTGGTGGTTTTGTTTTAATAGTAGAACCAAATCTTATACTATTACCCCATCTACCCTCATATATAATATCTCCTTCAAACGGTTTTAATGGATGTATATTAGAACGTTCAATGAAAGTTTTTCCTAAATCTATTTCTGTAGATTGATCTGTTACTTTTCTAACATTTCCTATTTGGGTTTGTAAATAATCTTTTCTTTGAGATTCAGGTACATTTCCTGGGTTTGAAGGAAAGGCATTATGGTGAGGGTGATTCCATAAAGAAGTAGGAATTATATAATAATCATTTACATTTGTTGTAAAACCTCTAGTTAATACACCAGATACTGGTATTCCATTTAATGTATTACTAGGTAATGTAACAATCCATACTATTTCATCTATTAATGGAAAATTTTTTATATTTCCAAAATATGGTTTAGCTATAGCTACATTAGAATTAGGATTTGTTATATCTTGATATTCAATTATACCTAACCCATTCCATTCACCAAATTGTTGAAATTTTTCATTGTTTTCATCTAATATAATATTTTTAACTCTACCAGCTTTAAAAGCTACTGGGGTAGAGGTAATACCATTAGGTGAAGCTGAATTAACATCATTATTGAATTGGTTTATTTGTGGGTTAATATTACCAAACATTAACTATTCCCTTTCAAATCATTCATAGCTGATAATAGTTGTTCTTTTTCTTCATCAGAAATAGTAAGTGAACCATCAGCGGCTTGTGTTTGCATAGCTCTTTGTGCTAACGCAGCCATTTTAATTAAAATATCATCATTTTTAACACTTATTTCCATGTATTCCTTAATTAAAGGAACTACTAAGGTAGCATCCCCTATTTCATTAATAAGAGGTTTTAATTCATTTATAAGGGCAGTAACCTGTTGATCTTTTTTCTTTTGGTTATTGTAAATTTCCTCTAAAATATCAGAAAACTTTTTTTTACCAAAAATTATGTTGTTGAATTGTGACATAAATATACAATATTAGTTTATTATAAATATTAAAACTAAAACTTTGCATAACCATGTTCTAAATAAAATAGATAGCCTTTTTTAAATATATCGTATAACTGATTAGCTATTTTTGTAATTTTAGGAGTTTTAACATCAATTTGTTCACGTATGTAAATGTAAAGAGCTTTTTTATTAAAAATATCTAAATTTTCTCTTTTACGAAACAATTCTAGAATGGCATCTGCTATTTGAGCGTCGTATTCTTTAGGGAATAATTCGAATATATTATCCGTGCAATACTCAACATAATCGTCTATAAACATAGATAAACGCTCATTATACGGTGAGTCTTCCATGTCATATGAATGTTTTTCATCTTCCTCAATTGATTCTATGGTAACATTATCGACACGTTTTTTATAATTTTTTTGGTTTGATAATATCAAGTAACGTTTAGCAATAGTTCCAAAATAAGAATATGCTTTAGTACCTTTTGTTTGGTCATAAAGATGAATTTTGGATAATAAAAAAGTAATTACTTCATGTTGTAAATCTTCAATATTTTTTACTTCGGTGTAATAAAATTTAAATGTATGGATGATATTTTCGGTTAACTTAAAGAAAGCATAATGGATTTTATCATTATAAATTCTACTTTTTAGTTCTGAGTTGGTGGTATTATTATACAACACAATAGAATCTTCAGTATCTTGAGTAAAATACTGTACATTCTTTTTCTTCTTTTTCACTACCGTTTCTTCCATTATTTAAGTTCTTTAATGATGAAGGTATTCAAAATAGTTTGAATACTTTTAATTTGTTCAAATACAAAACCTACTTCATCATCGGCTTTAAATGAACCCCTGTGATCTACTTCTTTTAGTTTTTTATCTGCTACCTCAATAGTGTCTGAGATTTTGTTTAGATAAGACATATACCCTGCTAAAATGTCTTCTTGTTTTTCATTTTTTCTAAGAAGATTAAAGGTCGTATACCCTAAGGTCACGACCAATATTGAAAGAATTATAATTGTTAATATCATAAATTATCTAATAGGCTTTTAAGTCCCTCACTTTTCACGCTACTTAAGGCTTTTGTTTTAATAGCTGGATTGGTGGTGGATGATTTTTTATCCAAGGTAAATGGTTTCTTTTTATTTTCCACATCACCTTGTAATTTTGGTAACCATTCTCTTTCAAACTCAATACGAGCAGCCATTAAATCAGCCTGGTGAACAATATAAGGTAATGAAGTACGTGGTTTTTGTTCTGGAAGATAAGTCATTAAATATTTTTTATTAGCCTCATCATATAAACCATCATGTGTCTGAATAGCAATCATTTCATTGAAAGTATACTGGATACCATGTGATTGAAGTAAAAATAATCCTCTATCAGGAACTGAAGCAAATGGGACTTTAGTATTAAACATATAATCTTCACCCAATTTTTCTTTTCTCCAGTTATCTGTCTGAGGAATGTATGATTCTTCTTCTTCAGAACCCATTTTACCTAGGTCATGATTTAGAGCTGAAAATACTAATTCTTCTTTAGTGTAAGTAGTAGTATCAGCACCCATCGTAGCCCATAAATCATGTAGATGAAGAGCACAAGTAATTACTCTGTTAACGTGTTCTACATAACCGCCTGGGAAGGCATTATGGTATTCTTTTTTGTGTGCTGCCGGCATTAGCATCAAACGTTCACTGTATTTTTCATAAAACGCTTTTAATGCCTCTTTACGTGGGGATGAAATGTGATCTTCAATAAAGCCAATCAATCTCATCCAGTTTTGTTGGATTTGTTCTGCTGTTAAGTTCATAAATTAATATGGGTTAATTTCTCCTGGTCCTAGTGGTTCTTGTTGTACGAATGCTTTAGCATCGTTAATATTATCCCTCATTTCTTGGATAATTTCATTAACCGCTGTCCAATTATTCTGTCGCAACGCTAACTGTAACTTCTCAATCCCCCCTTCTACCCTCTCCATTCGTCTCATTATTATTTCTCTGTTTTTCATATTTTTTTCTTTTCCCGTACTCACAATATACGGGTGGAATAAACTAACTCCAAGTTTAAGTTAAGAGAAGTTTTACAAAATCGAGATTCTTTTTGAGGTGTGCACATTTTTCATATTCTTCACACTCCTGGAAGTAAAGAATTGACATTTCTAAAACCTCTTTTAAAGAACCATCAGCAAAATTATACAAAGCTTCCTGACATACTTTATCTTCTGGATTTACTTTTTCAATAAATTCCCAGGCTTTTGAGAATACAATAAAATTTCCAGCTTTATTTACATCGTCAATATCTAATTTTTCATCAGATTTATTAAAGAAATCGAGTAATTGTTTATTAAATATTTGGTGGTTTTGAAGTAATTTTTTAAACATTCCAACCCAAAACAAAGGATGATTTTTATAATCTTTTAATAAAACACCATCATGTTGAACTCTTTCCTTTAAAGGTTCAGGTTCATCATTACCAAATAATCCGAATATTTTATTGACGTCCATTGTTTATAGTGCGTGTATAGTTGTTTATTTTGTATATAAACATATATCAATTAATTTACATATACTTTATTGATTTATAAAAATAACTTGTTATATACGTTTATAATGATTTTAACATATCAATTAATTTGTGGTGAGGATAAACATCTACTTTATCTGGTCTTACAGAACAGTGAGTAAATACTCCTTTTTCACCTTTAAAAGCTCTTGGGGTTAAATCCCATATATCTTCGTTGTATGTTAAAGGAATATTGTAAACACTTCCCCAATATACTAAAAGTTTTCTTGTAGATTCTATTTGAGCATCTGTATAATTATGATAATATTTATACCCTCTAAATGGAGTTGACAATTCATATACTTGATCTGTTGGAATTTCTCTATTTACATAATTGTAAAATTTACCATTTTTTAAAGTTAGTTGACCCCAATTACAGATTTCAATACCAATAGAGAATTTATCTAATTCTTTATAAGGTAATTTCATGGCTTGGAAGTAATTTGTTTTTACTCCTAAATGATAAGCCCAAAATTTAGAAGAATAACCTTGAACTATTTCTCCATCAATTGTATTTTTACCTATACCTGATATTGAAACACAAGTACCTATTCTACCTGCATCGTTTGCCCACCCAGCAAAAACACCTTTTGCATCAGAATTTCCTGCTGTATGGTGTAAGTAAATTTGACTTTTTTCAAAAACATCTTGAAAATATTGGTTTTGAGGAAAAGATATTAAAGTGGTTTTTGGTGCAACTGTCATTATATTTCTGGATTATTTATTGGTTTTGGTTTAGGAGCAAATTTTTCAACTACAGTCCCAAACACAGTAGCTATAGTAATATATTCTACAGCATTAACTGCTACTTCTTTATGTTCATTTTTAGCAGTAAACATGAAAACAACTAATGATATAAATCCAATAGTACCTAATACTCTTTTATGGGAAGTTCCTTCTTGATTTGAGAACATATTTTTAAAAAATTGGCTCATGATTATAAATATTATTAGAACAAAAAAACCTGTCTTTTGGACAGGTTTAATTTTTTTTTGTGGACCATACAGGACTTGAACCTGTGACCTTCTCATTATGAGTGAGCTGCTCTAACCAACTGAGCTAAAGGTCCGTTTATGTGTTTCCAATTGGATTCGAACCAATGACCTACTGCTTAGAAGGCAGTTGCTCTATCCAGCTGAGCTATGGAAACAAATACTAGGTCACCGATACCACCTAGTGTGAAGAGTAAAGTTTTGTCTAATTTCTCTTACGAGACATAGTCGCAGGTTCTCTCTTATTCTTTAACCCGAATCGGTTTTAAGGTGCGGAAGATGAGGGATTCGAACCCCCGATACCATTTCTGGTATGCCGGTTTTCAAGACCGGTGCAATCAGCCAACTCTGCCAAACTTCCGTATTTGGCGGTCCATAAGGGAATCGAACCCTTATCTCAGCATAGACAGTGCCGCATCCTAGCCGTTGAACGAATGGACCATATTTCCCCATCATGAGATTACTGATGAGTAGATATTCCTGGTTTTTTCCTATTGAATAACCCTGCGCGTCTTACCGCTTAAAAAGTCACACTACGAAGGAGGGGCTGTGTTTTGCACCTTTAACCCTAAGATACGGCATTCTCGATGTCCGTATTGACCGGATTCATTGTTTAAGTCTTGAATCAAAGACTCTGAGTATCTCTTACTCATTGTGGACCGGGTGAGAATCGAACCCACCACACTCTCCTTGCAAGGGAGAATCGCCAAGCCTTGGAACATGCCAGCCCATTTTTGTTACCCCCCAAGGATTCGAACCTCAATTCTAACATTCAAAGTGTTTTGTCCTGCCGATTAGACGAGAGGGTAATTTAGTTGCGGGGGTGGGAGTTGAACCCACCTAGTCCGAGCTTATGAGACTCGTGTGTGCACCGGCTCATCTTCCCCGCAATTTATTTGGTTGATTAAGAAGGATTCGAACCTTAATCCTGCGTCCCCTTTCCGAACCGTCGAAAGCCTAATGCTTTTCGTATTCATACTCCGTTCTGCTGTGCTCCAATACACCATAATCAATCGAGAGTTTCGAACCTCTCAGTTTTAGGTTAATTACTCCTAAAATTTGTAGCCCGTACGAGAATCGAACTCGTCTTTACAGGTTGAAAACCTGGTATCCTAACCGATAGATGAACGGGCCATTTATTTTGCTCACTCAATAGGATTCGAACCTATGACCTAACGATTAACAGTCGTTTGCTCTACCGCTGAGCTATGAGTGAATATTTGAGGTTGAGAATCTCTGTGTTGTAAGGACAGACACCAGATGTTATTTCTAACCTTAGTCATATAGCCGACTATCGACATATTCCTTCTTAAATAGCATTCCTTTCTCAAGGGAACAACACGTGGTGGGGACTGTTGGATTCGAACCAACTATCTCCGGAGTCATGCGCACCGGCGTTTTCACCCTCTAAACTAAGCCCCAACATACGCTTTTATCCTAGGTTATTAAACGTATGTAATTAAATCTTCCAATCTAATTAGTAGTCAGTGCAGGATTCGAACCTACTTGTAAGATTTCTGCCCTACTTTTCCATTTGTCTTGTACTTCGACCTGACTATTTTGCTTGTCTTTCCAAGCTGTCAGGATATTTTCGACTTTGCATGTCAAGACAGCTTCCCAATCTGCTCAACACCTTCTACGTTAATGGATTACGTTGAGATTTACCATTAAACAGGCTTCGTAGTCAGGACAGGAATCGAACCTGTAAGCTTTTTGCCTTAACAAAGGTATCGGACAGAGAATCCAAAAGCGTCTACCATTCCGCCACCTGACCAAATACCCTGTAGTTTTTAATTTAGTATCCGCAGAAATACAAGGAGTAGAATCACCAAATGATTCTAAAAACTGCGTTGTAGTCAGGACAGGACTCGAACCTGTGACTGCTTTGCCATAAAGAGTGCCATTAGCTGTTAATCTCAACCTTGGGGAGGTGCCACGTTACCATTACGCCACCTGACTATTTATTTGTACCGAGGGCGAGATTCGAACTCGCATGCTATTAAGCTCCGGTTTCTAAGACCGGTGTGTCTACCTTTCCACCACCAGGGTATTTTTTTCTCGTATGTCAAAGAACTTTTTAATTCTTTATTATGATATAAATGTACGAAACATTTTTCATAAAGCCAAATTTATTTTAAATTTCTTTTGCACGAGTGAAAGGATTCGAACCTATAACAATGGTTTTGGAGACCATCATGATACCATTTCACCACACTCGTATTTTGAGTTCAAGGTAGGAATCGAACCTACTTCAACAGTTTTGCAGACTGTCCGGCTTCCTAAACCAACCTGAACATTTTGAGGTTCCTATAGGATTCGAACCTATAATCTCTTCGTTCGTAGCGAAGTGCTTTAATCCGTTAAGCTAAGGAACCTTTAGTTATTTTACTAACATATCAGCAGCATATGTTACCATAACGCCCATTGATTTGTACCTAACCTTATATCCCATACCTTCAACTAAACCAACTGCTGCTCTTAATACCTCATTTGATTTATATCTCTTATCAGGGTTAACATCTATGTCAATGTACTTAACTTGGGGTAAACCTGCGTTTTTAAGTAATTCTGCTACTTCAACAGATTTCCAAACCTCATTCATTAAACGTACTTGTCTTACTTTTTCAACAGGTAAAACCTCTTTATTAAACAATACGTGTGCACCGCCATTAGGTTTATAAAGTGCAACTACAGTTGCATATGTTGTATTATACGCGTGGTTTTGCGAGTCACACCCAATTAATAATTCTGTATCGGGGTTTGCAATTAGATACGTTTTTACATAGTCAACTAAGTCAACTGTTTTTTTGTTTGTTAGTGTTTTGAAGTTCATAATCTGTTTTTTTATAAATAGTTTTACATAGCGGAGAGTAGAATAATCGAAATTCATACTCGAAAGTACCACTCGCTTAGCAGGCGGTGACAGCAACCTTACTGTTTTACTCTCCTTTAGGGTGTATGAGGAGTTTCGAAATCCCGACCTTCCGCGTCACAAGCGGATGCTCTTCCTCTGAGCTACATACACCATATGTCAGCTGTTTTGGATAAGGTACAGCTGCGACTCAAACCTTTGGTGGAGAAAACAGGACTCGAACCTATAACCTCCTGCGTATCAGGCAGGCGCTCTAACCAATTGAGCTATATCTCCATTTTAGTGCCAGCAGTAGGACTCGAACCTACGAACTCCGAAGAGGAGGGATTTACAGTCCCTTGCAATTGCCGCTATGCGATACTGGCGTTTTGTCTTTCCTACTGGACTCGAACCAATAACTTCTTCCATGTAAGGGAAGCACTCTACCATTGAGTTAAGGAAAGAAATTGTGACCCCAGAAAGACTCGAACTTTCAACCCCCGTGTTAAAAGCACGGTGCTCTAGCCAATTGAGCTATAAGGTCATTTTGTCGTGAGAGTGGGATTCGAACCCACGTGCCTCCGCGTCCAAGGCGGATGAGATAAGCCTGACTCCTCTACCTCACGATATTATTGTGGATCCTCCAAGATTCGAACTTGGGCAATTCGGGCTTCAACCGAACGCTCTACCAACTGAGCTAAAGATCCATTTACTTTCTAATATGTCAAAGAACAAAAAACCCAATCTTTTGGATTGGGCTTACTTTATGTTTTAATATGTTTTTTTAAACAAATATCACATTGTAAGCCCTTTCAGTCTAATATCTTTCACCTCCGGACGATTCATCCAAGATGCTTTAAGACTAAACTGATACGATTGACAATGTTTCATTTTTTGTTGTTTTTGTTTGTTATAAATATATGAAAGGAATTCGAAAATTCCAAATTTTTTCTTTTCTTTTTTTGGAGCAGGTGGACAGAATCGAACTGTCATCACAGGCTTGGAAGGCTAGTGTAATGAGCCATTATACGACACCTGCTTATTTGAGCCGAGAGTCAGATTCGAACTGACGTGTCCGTGAGGAACCTGATTACAAGTCAGGTGCAATCGACCGCTATGCGATCTCGGCTTTAAAACGCTGAGATTATACGTTTATGTGTTAGATCTTTTGTTGGATTATTGTTTCCCTTCTTATCCACAAGCTTTTGACTTGTATTCTAACAATGCCGGTTTTTTAAGTGAACCACTCTTTAAGTCACATGTTTGGACTACTCTCGTTTTACTTATTCTACTCAACTCTGCCGAGCTGATTAGCACTTGCGGTGCTATAGACCTTTCAAACAAATCACTATTGGCTTGCGACCTCTAGTGGCAATGAACAACTCATTACTATGTAGGCATCTTTCGTCCGTGACTGGTAAGCACTCTTGCTTTGAATTTTTGAATTTTGCATTCCTAATTGCAAAGTTTTTTTGACGTGGATGATTGAAAGTAGTGGCTTACCTTTTAGCTTCCCCACCTTTTGAGCGAGAAAATACTAAACTACTCTCTGAGATATCCCTACCTCCATATTTTAAGACTACTTCATGTTATGGTTCTTGGTAGAACCCAAACAAGGTAAATAACAGCACCACCTGTACACCTACATGCCTTTCGGCTTTAAGTATCCTCTGATATTGAAAAACGCAATAGTACAACTGGATGGAAGTATTTTTTGCATTGTTTCTACGAGTTATTCTTATTGTTCTTCCGAACTCAACCTAACGACCCACATCGCTAAGTCATCTAATCATTTCATTACGGCGTTGCCCTCACTACTTCAGATTAAATGATATCTCGCTTGCCTACTCGAGTTTCTTTCGAAACCGCAAATTGTCTTTGTCTGTACAATTCACTTTATCCCACTTTCGTGGTTTATTTAACGACCATAGGCTGCCGATATCTTTTTATTCAACTTACGTTGAAATGGATATCTAATAATTTTAAGAACGTTTTTTTATTATATCATAAATATAACAAAAATTTTTGAAAAAACCAAATTTAAGTGAAAAAATTTGTTTCTTCTTTTTGTACTGCTGGCCGGGATCGAACCGGCACGACCTTTTATGGTCACAAGATTTTAAGTCTTGCGTGTCTACCTATTCCACCACAACAGCATATTGGATTACAACCATGAATCCCAACTCGCTTATGACATAAATATATGAACTTTTTTTTAAAATTCCAAGCTAAAGTACATTCCTTTATGAAGGAACGTACTCAAGCGCCAAATCATACAATTTCTCGTTCAAAACCAAATCTTGTTGGAAGTTTTTAATTTTACGAGCCTTACGTGTTTTAGTACCGTAAGAATAACTGAACATACCATGTGTCAATTTTTCCTGAACTACATTGTACACACTCCACAAATCAGAACCTTTATCTTCCAAACGAGTAGCGGTAAGTAGTTCATTCAAATCAACTTTGATATTTTCTACATCATCACCAAAACGAACCTCAAGTGCTTTTTTAGCAAAATCCAAGGCTTGTTCTTGACCTAATTCTACAGAACGAAACTTATTAAGTGATTCAACTGTCAAAGGCAATTTTTCAACAATTGACTTAATAGTGTTTTGGAGTTCTTCAAATGAATAACCATAGTGACGGATCTTCATATTTTCAAACTCACGGGAAGATACAACCAAACCATTTTCACAAACCATACGGAACAAACCAGCAGTGAAAGTAAATGCATTTTTACCATCATGACTGTTAGTCAATAGAATTTGTGGATAAACGTTATCACCGTCTTCGGCAGTGATTTGAATATCGTTATTACGGAACACAACTAGGTGCTTTTGGAAACCAGCACCTTTACGTGCTTTAACTTCTTTAGCATCTACTACTCCCCAACCTAGCAAAGCCATATCATCAATGATCTTTTCAGTTGAAATGTGAGCATATTTATCACTTACATTTGGAGAACCAGTTTCAGTAAAAATTGAACTAGCAATGTTTCTGATTGAACTTTTGGTTAGGAAATCGTTGTTTTGAATGTTTAACATAACTCTTATTATTTTTTTATTATGACATGAATGTACGAACAGTCTTTGCGAAAGCCAAATTTTCTTGAAAAGCTTTCAAAAAGTTTTTATATAAAGTCTATATAGTTTATATAGTTTTCAGTCATATAACTCTTATAGTATAGTTTTTGTAATCTTACCTTATCTACATCGTACATAGAGGTTAGTACTTTAGGGCAAAATACTTGTTTATTTACTATATTATACTGTTCACATAGTAATTTTTCAATACGTTGGTCACTTATACTGATATTAGCTATTTGTAGGTCCTGTGTTGCTTTAAATACCTGAGATATATCTATTTGGTTAAAGTTTTCATAAGCCAAATCAGGTTCTTCAGGTCTAGAAAATACTGTAATACAGTGACTTACTTTACTACCATACTTATTAATAAGTGAATTAGTACAGGTGTGGTGTAATACTCCACCATCATAGTAATAGTTATTTTTTATTTTAACTGCTTCAACAGCTAAAGGTATTGAAGTAGAGGCTATAACATACTTTATATAGTTACTATAAGATACTTTTGTAATGTCTATTAGTTCGAATTTACCTGTATTAAAGTTTGTAACTCCAACAAATACTTTAGGTAATTCTTTTTTAGATGCTTTCAATATATAATCCTGAAAGATTTCTTCAGTAATAAGTTTAGATAAAGCTTTTTCTAGGTTTTTCTGAGTACCAAATGAGGGTTTACCTGTTATAACTCTCCAGATAGCTTTTGCTGTTATTTTACCTTTTTCATTAAAAGGTTTATTATCAAATATAGTATCTAAATCAAAATCTGAAGTCAATTGTTTTAGTTCATCCCATTTACCTAAAGCAATGGGTAAAGCCAAAAGAGCACCAGACGATACACCAGATATAACATCAGGTTTATAACCAAACTCTTTAATAATTCTTTCAGACTTAGCAAATAACCCACCAATTTTAGTGGCTCCTCCTGATATGTTATACAGTTTCATATGATAATAAATATTATTTACTTTAAAGTATTTAATAACATTTTTGCAGTAGCTTTATTTGTAGCTAAAGGTATGTCATGAACATTACATATTCTTAATAACATAGAAACATCCACTTGGTGTGGGTGTACGTCTAAAGGATCTACTAAAAATATAACACCTAATATTTGGTTATTAACAACCATACTAGCAATTTGTGCGTCGCCTCCTAACGGCCCACTTTTAAGCTCCATAACATTAATACCAGTTTGTTTAATATGTTTGCCTGTAGTACCAGTGGCTACAAGTTGGTATTTATCAAAAACACTTTTATACTCCATAGCTAAATGGACCATTTCAGGTTTTTTTCCATCATGAGCTATGCAAGCTAGATATTTTTCACTATTCATTATTTCTTAATAATAATTTTATAACTACCATTTATGGGTTCAAATTTTTGAACAACTAAACCCTCAAATTCTTCATTAAGATATTCCATATCAAAACCAGCACATATGTATGGCCCACCTGAAGGATCTACCATATCAATTGTGTTTGTATCTGAATAAACTAGTTTACTGTACAGATGAGCTAACTCACTCATACCTAAGTATTTTCCATTTTCATCATAAATGGCTTCATGTACTTGTTTTTTAAATGTTTCCAATTCTAGACTACCTCCATCTTCAATGTATTGTGCATAAGCTTTATCATACATGTTTGGATAACCAATACGTCCATACCCAAAATTACCTTCCCATAAGATGTTTCCATCCTCGGTTTTAGTAAAAGTAAAAAGGTCTCCGTAACGATTTCTATACTCTATTTTATTCATAATGTAAATGTACAAAAAAGGGCTTGGAAATCCAAGCCCTATGTGAAAAAAGGTTTTACTCTGTTACACCGAAAATATATCGGCTATAAAATTAAAACAGCTACGTTTCATCTTTGTTACTTTTATATTAACTTTTCTTCTAGCACAAGTAAACACGTAATTTTTAGGACGATTTTTACTGTTAATATAACTATTGTATAATTTTATTACTTTCCCAAATTGTCTTTTATAAGCATTAAATAATATAAAAAACAAGTTACGTTGGGAACGATCATCAAATACCCATTTTCCTGCTGAATACGTTCCAATCTTAACCTCATTGGAAGTTCCATCATGCATGCTATATAGTTCAAAGTATGATGGGTATTGTTTATAAATTAGTGTTTCGGTTTCACTTAGAGTAATAAATGCTATTTCCATTATTGTTTTATAAAGATTTGTTTACGAGTTGTTCCGTTATCATAAAGATAAATCACAATATCGTTTTCTTTTATATTATAAACGGGTCTACCTAAAACATCGTACATACCGATTAGTTTGGGTTCGTTTTTAATAGACGTTGTAATACCGTTTATAGTGCAATCAATATTGTATCGTACTAAAAAGAACGTGTCTTGACCATTACATTTGTTATAGTATTGAGTTACCATCAAAAACCTTCCTTCATGAGGAAATTTATACCTAATTGATCTGGAGTTAGAGGAAGAATAATGAATATCATCCATGTTAAATGAATAATAATTAATCAAATCCCAATCATTCATAGTGTCCCAATCGTCTTTAGTTAATTCATCCAATTCATTACCATGATATACTGTGTAGTAATAACTATAACAAGTATCTTTAACACCAGCTAACATTCCCATTTCACCAACTAAACTATCACAAGTAATAAACTTACTAGTATACATTGCTTTAGGATACCATTTTTGGATTTCTACTACACGGTACAATGAAGTATCACATTTATTACATTTGTCAGATAGCTTAGCATAAAGTTTATAAGCACCAGGAGCGTTAAATGCAATTTCAACAATACCTCTAAAGCTAACTAGAGTATCAATTTTTTGAGTTTGATAATCAAATAATAGGAAAGTCATTGATTTACAAGAATCTGTTTCCCATCCTGAAAGATACCATTTGTAATAAACTCCCTGATTCCATTGTTGGAGTTTTACGGTACTCCAATCACAACCTCTAGCACTTACAAACCCTGTTGTAAGAACCATCATTAAAAGTGTTAATAGTTTTTTCATTTTTTTATTTTTTTATTAGTGTGAGTCTCCTACATTATGTTTTTCTCCGTAAATCAAATAGTCTGGGTTAATAACTTTAGCTACTTTATGTCTGTCTCCATCAACTCTGCTAATAACAACACCTTCGTGTGGTACTTTAGTATCTTTGATTTTATCAAATAAATACCTATCTTGCAATTCTTGAGACCACATTTCGTTAGCCAGAACAGGTACATAAGGTAATCCTAAAACATTACATTGAATATCGTAACTTCTACCTATATCACAGTATTGACTATTAATAGTAGTATCAAAACCAGCATATTCGATTTCTTTCAATCCATAATCATAGTTCTTTTGAATACCAGGACCATAAATTTCTCCATAGATTACAATACCTTCTTCAATTTCATAATGATTTTTATATGTTTTAAAGAGTTCCCAAAGATTTTCTCTAATATTGTATTTTTTGGCAATTGTTCTCCAAACATCAGTATCATAGAAACCTTGGGAGTCAGAACCTTTTTCTACGTTATGAGAACCGTAAACATATTCGTATTCAACCCATTTGTCTCCGAAGAAACGTTTTACTTTATCCCAAATAGATAGTTTACGTTTTTTAACAATACCGTAACGAGCATTAGTACCGTGAATTTTACGAGTTACTATAACTTCATCTTCTTCGTTAAACATTCCTTTAACGTTTTTAATGTTAGGGAATTTATAGTAAATACCAAAGTTTGGATTCTGACTGTATCTAATTTTACGACCTGAAGTAAGTTGTACTTGAACTGCTGGTGGTTCGTATTTGAAGATACTTAATATTTCCATTAAGTCTTGACCTTCTGTAGGTCTATCCAATTGTCTAACCTCAGTATGTTTTCCTTTAGGGTTACTTGCAGCCCACTGTCTAGCAACTTGGGTTGGTATAATCAAACATTCACTATAAACACCTCTCAACTTAACAGTACGCACACGTCCACCTTTACGTAAGTAATTAGTTACGTTCATTGCGTCTGATAATTCTTGAGGTATAACTGCGTCTGTAGTTGCTACTACAACTAAATCATCTACTTTATACTCACCTTTTTTAATAATACAATTCCATCCACCAATAACACCCAATTCAATGTTATCAGCACCTTCAATAGGTTTAATTTCACTAATTTTTGCTACAAAGCAAACACTGTTTTGATTTTCCATAATGTTAATATAATATCTTTATTTTAAATTTCCAAATCCCTTACCAAGCCTCAGCATAAATTTCCATGTTCCTAAAATCAGAATAATCATTATTCCAAGCTACTCTTCTATTACCACATTCACATCTCCTATCGCTTGGGTTCCATCCAGCACATTCATCTTCACAATTTTGACCACTAAAGCTAATATAATCATCTCCGATTTCCTCGTTGCGTTTTTTAACTTCGTTTTGGAAAGCAATGTCATCTGCTACATGGATGGCATTTTCAATAGTGAAATCAGTTCCAAACAACTTACCGTTGTTTAAACAAAACTCGATAGCCTCGTTTAGTAACTGTGATTTTTCGGCTTCCAACTTTTTGGTTCTTTCAATCGCGGCTTCCTTGTCGGCTTTTTCTTTGGCCATTCTTTCTCTATTTTCATAAAAAGATTTTGTATTATATAATGTTCTGGTGGCATTAATAACACGTTGGTATGCCTCGTTTGGAGATTTGTGTTTTTCTAATCTAGCTTTAGACAATCCAAATGTAACACCTGGGAATTGTTTATTTGCTTCATCAACAATATCTTTAAATCTAGCTAATAATTCACTAGCTTTTTCACTGTAAGCTTTAGCTAATTCTAAATTTTCTTCTTTGCTTAGATTTTCATTAATTCTATACATAACCTTTATTTCTTTTATTATGACATGAATGTACGAACAGGATTTTAAAAAGCCAAATTATTTAAATAAGGATTTTTTCACAATTGATTGTTTGTCCCAATATAGACAATCTCAATACATAAATTCCTCCTTTATTAATGTTAGACACATTTACTGGAGTAATATTATTTGTAGTACCTGATATAATGGTTTTTCCTTGTAGGTCTAAAATTTCATATTCAAAGTCACCTTCAATATTTTCTGGGTTGATAGTGATTTCACCATTATTTTGAGATATACCAACATTTATTTTAGAATGAACAGGTAGTATACTTGAATATGAGGCCTCACCGTTAGAGGAAACAGCAACCAATTTGTAATATACTAGTGGATTATTTGAACTACGATCTTCAAAACTATAAGTTTTAGATTCCAACCCACCAGAAGCTGTAACTGTTCCTATAGTTTCAAAATTAATACCATTGTTAGACTTTTCAATAAGATAGTAAGCAATATTCTGTTCTTCAGACACAGACCAGTTCAATTCAATAGAAGAACCTGTATTTTTTGTATAAATAGAGGTAACGTTTACAGGTAAAACTATAAAACCACAAGGATTAGAAGCATTCAAGTTTATAGGACCATTTATTGAAGCATTACCTCCACTACATCCACACCCTTTTCCCCAAACACATACTGTACCTAAAATAAGTTTATGGTTAGAGTTATTTCCTGATTTATCTCCTATATAACTCAAAGCATCAATATAAATTTGAGTGGTAGAAGGTAAAGTAAATACATTGTTGTTTCCTTTAGGACCTAAAGAACCACCATTTCTGATGATAACAACTTTAATTGAAGAAGCTGACCAGTCTATAGTAGCATCCCAATACATGTCATGTTCAATGAACAATGTATCTTTGTTAGTTGGATCTGCTGGACTTGTAGGTAGATAAGACCAATTTGTTGTAGTTGTAATACTGCCATTTGCAACTGTTGTGGCCTTGTTGTAAGAACCAAACAAACTAATGCTTGATAATAGAAGAAGACCAATTGTGATTTGTTTTTTCATATTTTATTTTCTGTTTTTCTTTCGTGCTTTACGTGCTGCTTTTGATTTAGCTCTTGATTTAACTTGTTTTTTATTCATTGGACCTTTAGGAGTTGAAGGATTTACATGATAATTAAATTCACTCCAATCAAATGATTCTAATACTTGTTTGGCTTCCTCTGTGAATTCATTACCCACCATCATTGATGTTAAGGGTAGAAACATTTCCTTATTTATTTTTTTCATAATGTAAATATACGAATAGGATCTGATGAAGCCAAATCTTTTACAATTTAATTTCGAACCTTTTTCTCATTTTCTCTAAAGTTTCTTCAGGTACATTGTGAACCGATTTGTTACCATGTCTATTTTCTACTACCAAACTAATTACTATATAATCATATTTTTCAGCTAACTTCAAATATGGTTCTAATTCTTTTTCAGTAGTTGAAGTATTTGATACTATAATTTCACTATAGTATAGTCCATTTGATTTAGAATTAGTCTTCATAGCATCTTCAACTTGAGACTGACACCATTTATGAGCAGCATGTAATTTAGTAGCGTCGAAATTGTAGTTACCTTCTTTATCATAGAAGTATTTATCTGCTTCAAATATAACTCCTGATTGCCATATTAAATTAGCAAATGAACTTTTACCTGCCCCTGGTAATCCTCTTAACAATATTAGTTCTTTCATTTTTTCTTTTTAAATATATTATGTTGGTAATTTAAATCCCATATAAAACGGGTTTTACATACCCAAACCCATACCTGTACTCTCCACCAACGTTTTAGTTTAACATACCAAGGATCTTTTTCCATATCCTTTAGTATTCTATCGAGTACTGGACTTCTCATTTCTTTTTAAATTGTTCAACAATATCTTTGTACATCTTATAAGTGGTCTTACTTTTTATAGTCCCATTTTCAACTCTATTTATAAAATATTTAAGAGCATCTAATAATATATTGACTTCTTCCTCACTATACATTCTTTTAGATTGCCATTCAGCACCATTTTTTAAACCGTTGTAATAAGCAACTCTTTCTCTAGGATTTATGAAATTAACTTTATTACAAATTTCTTCAAGTGTTTCTTGTTTAATAACTTTAGAAGCATTTTCAAAAATTAACTCTAATCCTTGTTTATAACCATCAATAAGTTGCTGTTCAGTTATACCATGTTTTTCAATGAATTCTTGAATAATTTCGGTTTGTTTATTTACAATAGAAATTTCATTGTTTTGGTTGAGTTTAAAATTAAGAAATTTATCACCATCTGTTTCATGTGTAAAATAACATTCAACCGAAACTTTATTAATCACATTACCTTGATTGTATTCACCAATGAAGTGTTCAATGAATGATTGAGGTATTTGTGGTAAAGTAACAAATGAAGGAAATCTTTCTGGATACTTAACAGAACTATCAGTAGTAGCAATGATTTTTTTACCCTTATTTTCCCAAATATATCTACTTGATTTTGCAACAAATGGAGATTTATCATCACACTTACCTATAACTGAACCAAAAGGATTATATTGGTAATACCAATCACCATCTTTTATTTCATCATTTGATAGAATATAAAGATGATGATACTTCCAACCTAAATCTTTAATACCATGTAAAGGTCTACGTTTATTAAATTCTAATTCATTTACTTTTAAAAATAAATCACTTTCGTTTAAACTCTCTAACATAACAATATCACACTCTTGGTAATGCCTATTGTTGATTTGTATTGTTTTCATATTTCTTCAATTATAGTTTTATAACTGTAGTTTACAGATGAATTACAGGAGGAAGGTACTTGGTATATAAATACAAGCTTATTATTAGCTGAGTTTCTTGCAATTTTTGCATCAATTAAACCAAATTCGATTAAATTTAACTTTTTAAGTATTTTAAAATCCCCAAGTAGTTTACGTGTTTTTTTTATCTTTAACTCTCCAACAGCAGGATCTAAATACTCTTTGTCATATATTTTCATAACTCTTATTATTATACCCTGAATATATGATTAATCTTTCAGAAAACCAAATCTGTTTTTCAGATTCTCTTCTCATGGTGATCTTTAGGTAGTGATAGTTTTTTAATTGGTTGGTTTTTCATAATAGACACTACCTCGTCTAAACTAATAGGCTTTAAAAAGTTACCATCAACACCTACATCCATTGCTCTACCATCGGCAATCCTTAGATGATTAGGTAGGTGAACGTGTCCGTGTAAGTGAATAACTTTGTCGTTCATACCGTCCCAACTAGCTATTGGAAAATGCATTACTACAAATTTGAATTTATCCATTTGTCCTTTGTTTACAAGGGAAGGACGTCTAATATCTAGGTTAATGTAGTGATTTACTGACGTAAATAAACGTTGTATGTTGTCTTTATTACGGTCAATATGATGGTCATGGTTACCGAGTACCAGGTGAATATTCTTGCATACAATACGGTTTCTAAATTCAGCAATGTTATCAAAACCACCAAATGACCAGTCACCTAAGTGAATTAATACATCATTTTCACCTACTGTCTCGTTAATATTATTAACGATAGTATCGTTCATGTCCTCAAGTGAATTAAAATCACGAGTTACATTATCGGAATCTGGCCAATTTGTAGTTGCTCTACAAATGTTAGAGTGACCGTAGTGAGTATCACTTGTAAAAAATAAGTTTTGATTTTTTTCTAATACTAATTTCATAACTTTTATTATGGTATAAATATACGAAAAGGGATTGGAAATTCCAACCCCCTTTATACTTTTTTTGAAAAAATTTAAAATGTGAAGTATTTTTTAATCGTGGTCGTACTCTTCTACTTCAACAATTCCATTAGCATACAATGTAACCTTGCAGTGATCTCCGAACATATCTTTAAAGAATTCTTCTGGGATAGTTTCTAATATTGATTGGATTTCTTCTACTACACGAGCTGCATCAGCATCATATTTAGGGTCATAGTAAAGGCCATCTTGCCCTATAGATCTTCCTTTGTACCAATTATAACCTACTTTCTCAGCTAATTCCTCATTGATACGAACATCTTCGGATGTTTCAAGTTTTTTATAACTGTGCATATTGATGCTAATTTTAACTTCATCATCATCATAGTCCTCACTATCAATACCGTTAAAATAAGGGTAATCTAAATGAACGGAAAATTCACATGTATCTCCATCATTAAAATAAGGAGTGTACTGTGTCCATCCGAAAGACTTAAGGTTTGGTGCTTGTTTAAATAAGTCTACAAACATTACCGGAAATTCTTTTTGAATTTCAGCTAACATTACTTTTTTCTTTTCTTCGAATGCAGCTAGTTCTGCTTTGATTTTTTCTAAAACTGGGTTTGTCATATGTATGTGTTTATTTTTAGTCTATTACTGTTTCCTCTCCCCTATTAACAAAAGATTCATACTCTTCTTTGTTTTTAAACATTAATTTACAGCGGTTGGGAGATCCACCACCATTATTCATCCACGGTTGAACTACTAGATTTTCTAAATAGTCTTGTACGGAAGGTATAAATTTCATTTTAAAGTCTTCAAGACAGTGATACTCCCCAATATCTTTTACATTGTACTTTTTACCGTCTGAGTTTGTTCTTTGATGTCCAAAAACTTTAGGTAAGATAGTAACAACAAACCATGAGTTGTGAGTTAATACCCTATGAGCGTTGTTAGGATAAGCTGCTTTAGATGAATCCATCAATTCATGGATATCTAAATAATCCTCAGGAATACCACCAAATCTTTTAGCAGATAGTTCAGCATGTATGTATGGAATCATAACTTTTATTTAACTTTAGATTGTAAAAATTCATTATTTAATTTCAATTGTATCTACTTTAGATTCATCACAAATGGTTTTCGAATAATTACCAAAGTGATACTCAAATTTTCCTCGAAAAGGGTTATACCCATAATGATATCCACATTCACGTATGGTGTGTGATTTAACACAACGACTACAAGTGTAATATGGTTTACCATTGATGTAAAATTCTGGGTCAGGTTTACATCCAATTAGAAACAATAAAGATAAAACTAATACTAATTTCATAACTCTTATTTTTTATTATGGTATAAATATACGAACCCTTTTTTAATTTTCCAAACTTTCAGGCAAGAAGAGTAAAGTTGGATTTTTCTTTTGAATATCAATTTCAGGATATTGTTTTATAAACTCCATTACATCAAATCTTTCAGTAATTAAATGATATCCATTTTTAGTTGGTATTTCACAGATACATTTATAACCTACAGGTCTTAGGCTATTAATAAATGCTCTGATATCTTCTCTAACAATCTCATCTTTAGTATCAATATCAACAATCCATCTCTTCTCATGTGTTTTTAATTGTCCTACAACTGAGTCAAATAGGTTTTGTTGTTCATGATTACCGTCTTGAATACGTTGTGCTAAAGCAACCATCATATTTAATGAAACATCTTTATGATTTTGTTTTTGAACATGAATATAAGCTCTTGCTTTAAACATTTCACACATCATTTTAATTTCATCATAACG